TTCGATGCCCTTGTGTCCTTCACCTACAACGTGGGTGCCGGGGCATTCCGTGGCTCCACCCTGCTTCGCAAGCTGAACGCAGGGGACCACGAAGGTGCCGCTCAGGAATTCAAGCGGTGGAACAAGGGTGGTGGCCGCGTGATCCAAGGTCTGGTGAACCGCCGGGCCGATGAGGAACGCCTGTTCAGGAGCGGAATGTGATGGAACAACAACCCAAGACCTACAAGCGCGAGGTAGCCATGGGGATGCTCCTGTGGCTCGCGGGGATGGCGATGTGGGGCATCTGGGAGCCTGAGGCAAAGCAGGCTGCCGAATACTTCACCCTGCCGATCTTCACGTTCGTCGGTGGTGCCTTCGCCATGGACGCTGCATTCAAGCAGGGAGGGTTCGGTAAATGACCGCCCTGATCGTATGGTTCATGGGTAGTCGCCTCGGGAGGGCTCTCAGCGCCCTCCTGACGGCCCTCACGGTGCTTCTGGGGGTATACCACTACGGAAAGCGTAATGCCCGCTCAGAGGCCCGCACAGAGGCTCTGGAGGCCTACCACGAAACGAAGGAGAGAGTTGATGAGGTGGAGCCTGCTCCTACTCGCGATGCTAACCTTGAGCGGCTGCGTAAGCGCGGTCTCGTCAGGGACGGCCATCTGTGAAATCCCGAACCCAACGCTTACGGAAGAGGAACTCCTCCTCCTGAGTGACCAAACGATCTCCGAGATTGCAACCTACTTCGAAAGGAAGAATGCCGCATGTTCCGCCTTACCCTCCCTCTGATCGCCGTGCTCCTCATGGGAGCCTGCACGATGAACACTGGTCCGTATGTCGAAACTGATGAGTGCCAAATCTGGCCTCTTCGGGCCTGTGATGACCGGAAGGACGAGTGGAAAGAGGGAGGCCAGAAGGCTGCACGAGCAGCAGATGCTGCCTTGCCCCCGGAGAAGCCCTCAGAGGCCCCTCAGAAGCCCTCTAAGCCTTCCCGCACCCAGCCTACCCCGAAGGCCCCTGAGGCCGCTCCTGAGGCTCCTGAGAGCCCCACAGAGGGCGATGCGCCTGATAGTCCCGTGTCCGAGGACGAGGGGACTGACGAAGGACAGGCAGATGAGCCTGTCGATGAGGCTAACGATGAGCCTTCGCAACCTGAGAAGCCCAAGGACAAGCCGAAAGGGCAGAACCCCGGTAACGACAAGCCCGTAGGGAAGGCCCCCTTCGACGGTGTGAAGGGCGAACAGCCTTCGGGGAAACCTAAGAAGGACAAGAAGCATGGAAAGAACAAATAGCTGCGCCGCCTGCGGTGAGCCCTGCCTTCGGAAGTTCTGCTCTCCCCGGTGTGGGAACCGGTATCGGTATCAAAATGACCCCAAGACCCGCGAGAAGGTCAAAATGAGTGCCCAGCGGTATCGTGATGAGAACCGCGAGCGGGTCAACGTGGGCTTCCGCCAACTACGTAGTGAAACCGTAGAATACGTTGAGGCCAACATCTACTGGTGCCTCAAGTATGGCGACCAAGAACGCCGGGAGGAACTTGCCCAAGACATTATCGACCTCGGCCTCGGTGGGTATTCCACCGGGGTCATCGAGGATTTCCTGACGGAGTATCTTAATGAGTGACATCCCAAACACTGAGTTCCACCAGAAGCTAAGGAAAGATTTCCGCACTTTCCTTTTCTACGTCCATAAGCACCTCGGGCTCCCTGATCCTACCCCGTTGCAGCTTGATATGGCTAACTACGTCCAATCAGGGCCCAAACGGGCGGGGATCATGGCTGCACGTGGCTTCGGAAAGAGCCATATCACCTCGGCTTACGTGGTCTGGCGACTTCTCAAGGACGCTGAGGACAAAATCTTGGTCGTATCGGCTTCCAAGGACCGTGCTGATGCCTTTTCTACCTTCACGCAGCGACTGATCTGGGAAATGGAAGGCCTAGAATACCTCCGTCCCGACCCAAATCAGCGTCAGTCGAAGATTTCATTCGATGTGAAGCCCGCAAAGGCCTCTCATAGCCCGTCTGTGAAGTCCGTGGGCATCACAGGGCAGCTTACAGGGTCCCGAGCAGACCTGATCATCGCTGACGACGTTGAGGTGCTCAATAACGCCTTCACGCAAACAGCCCGTGACAAGCTGTCCGAGGCCGTTCGTGAGTTCGATGCTATCTTGAAGCCCCTTCCGTCCAGCCGAGTGCTCTTTCTGGGCACTCCTCAGACCGAAGACAGCCTCTACACCAAACTCCCTGAGCGTGGTTATGACTTCAAGATTTGGCCTGCCCGCATCCCAACCCCGGAACTCCGTGTCCAGTATGGAGATCAGTTAGCTCCCTTCGTGGAAAAGCTCGACTTTCCTGTCGGGGCACCAACGGACCCCATCCGGTTCGACGAGGCTGACCTCATGGAACGTGAAGCATCGTATGGTAAGGCAGGCTTTGCCCTCCAGTTCATGCTCTCGACCCAGCTATCGGACCTCGAAAGGTTCCCGTTGAAGGTCAAGGACCTCGTGGTGATGCACATCGACCCCGAGAGTGCCCCCCTGAGGGTCACTTGGGGGCCCCTCGAAGAGAACGCCTACAAGGACCTCAGAACGCCTACAAGGACCTCCCGAACGTGGCGATGCGTGGGGACCAATTCTATCCCCCGATGAGGGTCGGCGAGATCACCGGTGAGTATACCGGGAGTGTCCTCGCGGTTGACCCGAGTGGTCGCGGGGCTGACGAGACGGGCTACGCGGTGGTCAAGATGATCAACGGGTATCTCTACGTCCCCGAGGCTGGCGGCTTGGAGGGTGGCTATGATGAGACCACCCTGATGGAGCTTGCCACGATAGCCAAGAAGCACAAGGTCAACGAGGTGATCGTCGAGAGCAACTTCGGGGACGGCATGTTCACCAAGCTGCTGGCCCCGGTGCTCAACAGGGTGCATCGGTGTGCCATCGAAGAGGTGAGACACAGCACCCAGAAGGAGATGCGGATCATCGACACCCTTGAGCCGGTGATGATGAAGCACAAGCTGGTGGTGGACCCCAAGGTCATCGAGAGTGACTACAGGACCGCTCAGAAATACGAGCAGTCCAAGAGGCTCTCCAAGATGCTGGTCTACCAGATGTCGAGGATCACCCGTGAGCGTGGGTGCCTCAGGCATGACGACCGTCTCGATGCTCTGGCTATCGGTGTCGGCTACTTCGTCGAGCAGATGGATAGAGACGAGAAGATGGGGGAAGACATGCTCAGGGAAGAGGCCTTGGAGAAGGACCTCAGGAGCTTCATGGAAGCCGCTGGGAGAGGCTCTAGGGTGCCTGAGACGTGGATAGACAATATCCTTATCTGACAAGCACTTGGAATTCGGTTGGATAGATAGGGAAAGACCCCCCCCGGTTCACATATAGATATACACTCCCAGTGAACACTTAGGGTAACTTAGGGTAACTTAAAGTAACTTAGGGTTACACGATAGGTTCACCTCAGGGGTGAGCCTGAGGATACACGATCAGTTCCTGTCAAGGGGATGATCATCATAATCAATACCATGAACAACCAACATAGGAGGCCCACATGTTTGGAGCCAACAGCAGGGCACGGTCCCGCCCCAAGGCCCGTGGGGGTCGCCAATGGGACACTGACAGAAACTCGGATACCTTCGGTCGTCAGACCCGTGGTGAGGGCGGCGAGAAGCTTCCCGGCACCTCTGGGATCACCTCGTGGATGAACAGAGGGCAGCTCTCGCTCTTCATCAAGCGGGCTGCACAAGCGAAGCCCTCGCCTAAACCCAAGCCCACCACGAAATACTCGAAGTTCAAGTCCAGCGACTACACCCGCTCTGCCGTGCAGGCCCGTGGCTTCAAGCACTCGGTGCAGGCCATGAGGGCCGATGCTCGTGCTGGTGGTCCCGGCATGGCTGGGTCCAAGGGTGACCGTGGGTGGGGCATCAGTGACTACGTGACGGGTGTCGATGACACTCGCGGTGGCGAAGGTGGGGATAAGACCCGTCCGGTCACCCGTAGTGAAACCCCTGAGGCTTCCAGCAAGGCTCCCGGTCGGATGGTCCGTGGTATCCAGAAGAAGCGCGGTGGTGCTGCTCTGGGTAGCGCCCGGTTCACCCGCAAGGGCATCGGGGGTATCAACAGGGCGAACAACAGGAAGCTCGGGGGTATCTAGGGGTGACTTGGGGGGCCTTTAGATTTAGGGTCAAAAATCCGAGTGGGTTACTATACGTGAGATTTCCGGCGCTCCCCCCGTGGCCCCCGCGCAACCCCCGCGAAAACCGGTGACTGCCCACCCCTCCCTCGCCCTGCGATGCCCTGCGGCACACCGACGGTGACACGCGAGGCCTGCGAGGCCCGCGAGGGCACCGCGAGGGTTGGCCCTGCGATCCGATAGGGTATCGCCGAGGGCACCGCGAGGGCACCGCACCACACCCAGCGCCCGGCATGACGTATGCACAAGCTTGCATGTGTCTTGCTGGGTGTTAGGGCAACCCAGCGGACACCCAGCGGACACCCAGCGCCACAGTCACCACCGGCGCATAGCGCCTGATAGGGCACCGCGAGGGGGAACGGGCGCACACACGCGACGCACACGCACACACGCGAGGGGGGCGGGGCGGATCAGCCCGGCGGATCAGCCCGGCGGATCAGCCCAGAGCGCCCCAGAGCGCCCCAGAGCGCCCCGATCAGCCCAGAGCGCCCCAGAGCGCCCCAGAGCGCCCCGGAGCGCCCCGGAAGCCCTAGCTTTCGCCTGTTTTTTTCGAGTGAAATCAGGAGCTTGTAAAAAAGTTGGCGCTTAGGTCAAAAAAACTGTTGAGCTTGGGGCGGACATGCGCCAAGTTAGGTCCATCGAAAGACGGCGGGATCAGCCGGGGCCGAGGCCCGAAGCGCCCTCTAGCAGCCCTGCTGCAAAGCTCTTTGGCCGACTGGGCGGCGCTCAACCCAGCAATAGCTCTAAGGGACGTGACGCGGCGATGCGTGAACCCCGGCGATGAGCCA